AATTCAGCGACTTCTCTTTAAAGTTCAACGCTGATGGAATGCTTGAGTACGACACTAAGACAACAGGCTGGGCATCAAGCGCAGTAGCAGATCCAACTCCAACATTTAGCACCCTTCTACCAACCGTGGTATGGCGTGGCGCTGTTTCTATTGGCGGAGCAACTGTCTCTGACGCTATGACAGGCAACATCGACATGACTCGCTCAGTCACTCCTGTTTATGGCATCAGCAACACACAAAACCCATTTCAAGTGTTCTTAGGACCTCTTGAAGTTACTGGCAAGATCACTTTCATTATGGAAGACGACACAGAACTAACACGCTTCCTTAACAACACTCAACCAGCAATTGTTCTTAACTGGGCTTATGGCTCAGGCGCGAGCGCTGTTCAAATCCAAGCCACAATTTCTAAGGGCGCTTACACAGCCGCCGTTATTGAACGCGGTGAGGACTTTGTTCAAGTATCAATCGACCTAAATGGCCAAGCAACTACAACAGACGCTGGTTCAACAGGTGGATTTGCACCAATCAAGTGGGTTCTACAGAACGCGAAAGCATCAGGAACCTACGCATAAACTCCAGAGCAGGTGGGATTGGTTGATGGCGAACGCCTTCCCGCTATCCCACCCACCTGCTCCTTTTAAGTTATGATGTTAGGAAGGCAAACAAACAGGAGGCAAAATGTCACAGAAAATAACACTACCTTCAGGCGCAACTGTAACTTTGAAGGACCCGAAACTACTACGCGTGAAAGATCGCAAGCGAGTATTAAAGACTGCTGATGTTGAAGGCGGAGATTTAACTCGCGCTTTGGCACTTGGTGATGCGTTAATTGCTATGTTGATCGAGGACTGGTCTTTAGATTTACTTATACCAGCGCTGAAAATTGAAAATTTAGATGAATTAGAAATGAAAGATTACGATGCTTTGGTTGACGCAACCAAAGACGCGCAACAATTCTTGTTTCCATCTCTAGGCGAAACAGTCGAGAATGAGCAAGACCCAAAAGCGCCTACCGACAACTCGAACGCCTAAAGTGGCTGCTTGAGGGTGGAGAACGCCGAGCGGATTTAGCCTACCCCGATGAGGAGTGGGCTTATTTCCAATTTGCAGATCGCTTTGGTTGGACACCCAACCAGGTAGATGATCTACCCGCAGGGACTTCTGATTGGTTGTTGGCGATAGCGGCAACAGTTACTAAGTTACAAAGTGAGGTGAAAGAGTAGTGGAGATAAAGAACCTCGCTGAAGTTTTGGCTGGACTTAATCTGACTGAAAAGAAAGTCAATGACGCTGCTCGCTACGCAATAGGACTTGCTGCTGCCTCTGTGGAACGCCAAGCCAAAAAAAACGCTAACACAGGAACGCACCCAAGAGGACAAGGACACATTCCTGGAACTGGCCCTGGTCCTAATGTGCAAACAGGTAACTTGCGCCGATCTATTTATTCACAAACCAAGGTTGGCTTTGGAAATACTTATGTGGCCGAAGTTGGTGCTTCCATGGTTTATGCACGCGCCGTTGAAATGGGACTTCCTTCATGGAAATCGGGAGTAAAATATCCTTACATGGTTCCTGCCGTGGAGAGCCTGAAACAATCAGGCGCTCTGAACAGGACCTTCACTGGCGCTTTTGCGATGTATTTAAGGAGTTAATTGATGGCATCGACAATCCCGCCAATCCTCATTCAACTCCAGGCTGATGTATCGCAATTAAAAAAAGGCTTGGCTGATGCAGAGTCCGCGATCAAAGGCGTTGACGGCAATGTAAAAAAGGCCAGCGCAGGAATGACTTCCTTTGTTGGAAACTTAAAAAAGGTTGGCGCGGCGCTTGGTACAACTTTTGCTGCATCACAACTGGCTTCTTTTGCCAAAGACTCCATTATGGCTGCCAGCAATATGGCCGAGTCCTTATCTAAGGTGCGAGTTGTATTCGGCGAGGGTTCGGCAGAGGTTGAGAAGTTTGGTAAAAACGCTGCGGTCAATTTAGGTATTTCTAACCAAGCCGCTTTAGAAGCCGCAGGAACTTACGGCAATTTATTCCAGGCTTTTGGATTAGGTCAAGGCGAAGCGCAAAAGATGTCCACAAGCCTTGTGCAGTTGGCTTCCGACATGGCTTCGTTTAACAACACTTCAATCGATCAAGCCATCACCGCTTTGCGTTCAGGTCTTTCAGGTGAAACCGAACCTTTAAAGCGTTTTGGTGTTGCGCTTCAAGATGCAAGATTAAAAGAAGAAGCCTTTTCTATGGGCCTCATTAAATCGACAAAGGAAGCATTGACCCCTGCGGCAAAAGCCCAGGCTGCTTATGCGTTGATTATGAAAGACACCGCTCTTGCTCAAGGCGATTACGCCCGCACAGCAGACGGAACAGCAAACACAATGAAAACTTTGCAAGCCAAATTTCAAGATGCAAAAGTAGCCTTGGGTGATGCGTTGATGCCAGCCTTTAAAGGTTTGCTTGGCATATTAAATTTACTGGTTCCTGTTTTAACTAAGATTGGTGACTTCTTTAAAAAGAACCAAACAGAAGTTAAGGCTTTTGCTATAACCGTTGGTGTGCTTTCAGCAGCCTGGGGCGCTTACACGCTTGTTGTGAAGCGTGCGGCTATTCAACAGGCCATCTTAAACGGCATTATGGCAATCAACCCATTTGTGGCTGTTGCGGTGGGTGTTGGTGTATTAGTTGCAGCGATGGTCAAACTATTTAAAAGTAATGAAACATTTAGAAAAGCCGTAATCGCAACTGCCAAAGTCGCTCTGAATGCTTTTGCTTCTATAGTTCCTATGGTCGGCCAGGTTTTTGAAGTAATCATGAAGGTTGTCACTGGACCTTTGCGATCCTTGTTGCTCGTACTTTCTAAACTTCCAGGAGTTGGTAAATACGCCAAGGCTGGTCTTGACATTATGAATAAAGGATTGGATGGCATCAGCGATTTTGCCAAGGGCGCTTCCAATCAGGCAAAAATATTGTCGGCCAAATTAGATGATATGGGTGCTGCCGCAGATAAAAATGCCAAGAAGGTAGAGAAAGCAACCAAAGGATCAAAGAACAAACCTGGCACAGTTGATGCGGGTGCTGCTAAGGCTGCGGAAGAGGCAGCGAAGGAAGCCAAGGAACGCGCAGAGAAAGTTGCCGATGCGCAGATGGCTTTCATGGAAGCCCAAATAAAAGCACACGAGAATTATCAAGAAAAGGTTGCAGACCTCCAAAAAGATTACGCCGATGCCTTGGCAGATGCCGAAGCCACCGCCGCTGAAAAGCGTGCTGATGCAAAAGCAACTTATGATGAAGCAATCACCGATGCGCAAAAGGCTCACACCAAAGAAATGGTTGAGATTGCTAAAGATTACGCAAAGAAAACTGCGGACATCGAAGCAGCCCATCAAAAGAAACTGACTGACCTTAGATCTGCTGCTGCGCAAAAGGCTGTGGATCTGCGCAAATCTGCTGCCGATAAAGAAGTCTCAATTATTCAACAATCGGTCGATCGCTTACGCAGCGCCTTTGCTTCAGGCACAGGCTTCAGTTTAACCGAGGCGTTTAAGGGCAAAACTTCAGGTGGGCTTTTAACACAAATGAAAAAGCAATTAGCCGATGCCAAGAAGTTACAAGAGGCTGCGGCTTACCTTGCTGGCCAGGGATATGCTCAAACCTTTATTGAGCAAATTGTTAAGGCTGGCCCTGAGGTTGGCTTACAGATGGTGGATGAACTTAAAAAGTCCTCGCCTGAACAACAGGCTGAAATTCAAAGCACCTTTATGGATTTGGAGTCGATCCAAGAAACAGGCTTAGATGCTTTGGCAAAATCGATGAACAATGGAGCCAATCTTGCAACTGCTGAATTGCGTCAGGCTTATGACCAAGTTGCAATTGATCTAAAGAACTCCCTGGCTGAAGTTGATCGTGAACTACAAGAGTCCCTGGCTGTTGCAAACGCCGAATATGCCATGGCTATGGCAGAGGCAAAGATCGAACGCGATGCTCGAATGCTTGAAGCCGCAACTCAATTACAAGAGGCTATTGCGACCGCCAAAACAAACTTAGAAAAGGCATTGGCTGAGGCCGAAGCAACCTTGGCTAAATCTCGAGCAGATGCACAAAAGAAACTTAACGAAGGATTAGCCGAAGCACAAAGAGTTCTGCAAAAGGCTTTAACCGATGCTCAAGTTGCTTTCCAAAAGGCAATCGATGACATTTCTGCCACCACCGCCGCCAAGTTAGCGGCCCTTCAAGCGCAACTTGCTGCTGTTGCTGCGGCAACCGCTGCATTGGCCTCTGCAAATGCTGCCTACTCTGCTGCTGCGGCCGCTCCAAAGATCACAGGTCCTTTAACTTCAACAACTGGACTTAACTCCAAGGGTGGAGTTGGAACAACTACTTATGGGCCAACAATTGTCACAAACATTTCAGGAACAAATCTGACTAATCCTTCAGCAGTTGCAAATCAAGTGGTTTCAAATATTAAGTATGGAACAGCCGTGACTGTTAACACCACAACTTTGGCGGGTGTTGCAGCGGCTTCCGCAAATGTTCGTGAGTCTCGCGTTTCAGTTCCAAACAGAACAATGTCGCAATCTGCCGCTCTAAGGGACCGATAAAATGCCAGCCGTAATTGCCAATTATTCTTTCTCTTTTAATGGCCAGGTCTTTGGTGGCGCTGGATCGCCTTATCAAATCCAGTCTGTTGATGGTTTAGAGGCCTTGCCTGATATTCGCAGCCAAGATGATAACCGAGGCTACGCAGACGGTATGTTCTCGGGCCGCGACTTTCTATCAGGCCGTGAGATCACCATTCAGTTCCTTTGCCTGGCTTCCCCAGGGGCCTCGGCTCAGTTGAATTTCAATACTATTCAAAGGGCGCTATTACCCCAACAGAGCGGCACTACGCCCCTTTACTTCCTCTTATCCAACGCTGATACGGAACAGGTCGTGTACGCCCGCGTACGCGGCTTGAGAGCCACCGTAGACCCCAACTACACCTATGGCTACATCGTTGCCCAGGTGACTTTCTTTTGCCCTGATCCAAATGTGTATGCCAGCAATATTCAGACCGCAACCTTGGCTTACACCCCACCCACAGGCCGCGTTTATAACCGCACCTACAATGTCACTTACGGCGGCGGTTCTGTAATTATTTCCACCACAATCAACAATGCTGGATGGGCTACGACTTATCCAAACATTGCTATTAGCGGACCGATCACAAACCCAACAGTCGGCAACACAACCGAAGGTGCGGCTTTGAACTTTATCGGAACCTATAGCAGCAGCGATGTGTTAAATGTGGACCTTTACAATAAACTGATTACGCTGAATGGAAACCCTGCTCGTAATACACTTCTCTCAGGGTCTTGGTTTTCTGCTCAACCTGGAAACAATCAGTTCTATCTGACTGGAACAGGAACCTTAGCGGGAACTACGCAAGCCGTTGTAACATGGCAGTCGGCTTACATTTAGGAGAATAAATGACACTTGTATCGCCTCCGAGTTGGTTACAAGCGGGAAGTTATCCTGCCGAAAGTGACCGTTTAACTCAGCAAGCCTTGTATGCCACCACAGGCATCATTGGCTCTGCTTCCATGGCCGTCACCCAAAACTCTCCTGCGGGTATGTCGGTTCGCGTTGCTTCAGGATGGGCCGCAGTAGTTGGAACAACCCAGGCCAACATGGGCGTTTACACTTTTTACAACGATGCAACGGTCACTCTCACAGTTACAACAGCCGACCCAACCAACCCACGAATTGATCGAATTGTTGCAACCGTTCGAGATGCTTATTATACGGGCGCTTTTAATGATGTTATTTACCAAGTTTTAGCAGGAACTCCTGCGGGATCACCAACTGCGCCCGCTACCCCTGCCAATTCAATTTCACTTGCCACAATCGCTGTAGGCGCTGGCGTTACTCAGATCAACACCGCAAACATCACAGACACTCGAGTTGAGGTAACTACCAACTTGCCAGTCGGTGATATTACGGGAGTAACGGCTGGAACAGGCTTAAGTGGTGGTGGATCAAGCGGGTCCGTTACTCTTAACCTGGCAAATACGGCTGTAACCGCAGGGGCTTACACAACTGCTAACATAACCGTAGACGCACAAGGTAGAATTACCGCTGCTGCTTCAGGAACAGCAGCAACAGACGCAACACCAACCGTATTCATGCTGATGGGAGCATAAACAATGCCAACAACTTACAAAGTATTAGGGCAAGCACATCCTGCTGCCACAACATTAACAACTCTTTACACAGTGCCATCAGCAACACAGGCTGTTGTTTCAAGCATTGTGATTGCTAATTTAACAGCAACAGCGGCAACATTTCGTATTGCTGTTCGCCCTGCTGGAGCATCAATTACTGACGCACATTATGTTGGCTATGACATCACAGTAGGCGCATCAGACTCAACAGTTTTGACTCTTGGTATCACTATGGGCGCAACAGATGTTCTTAGCGTTTATGGATCAACTGCCGACATTACTTTCCAGGCATACGGTAGCGAAATCTCCTAATATAAATGGCCATTAAATCCGTCAAGAATGGAACCCGCAGCACTTCAATGCTTGTGGGTAATTCGCCATTTATCCCTGTAGTTTCAAGCGTTGAATACCTTGTTATTGCAGGTGGTGGCGCTGGCGGAAATAACGCTAGTCAAAGAGGCGCTGGCGGAGGTGCGGGTGGTTATCGTTGTAGCGTTGCGGGTGAAAGTTCAGGTGGCGGAGCAAGTGCCGAGTCACCATTAGCAGTTACTCTTGGAACTACTTACACAGTTACAGTTGGTGCTGGAGGGGCTAGTGCTAACAGCAATGGCAGTAACTCAGTATTTGCAACTATAACTTCAACAGGCGGCGGATATGGCGGGTCAAATGGAGTTGGTAATAGCGGTGGTTCAGGCGGCGGCGGCGGAACAAATAGCAGTGCGCCTGGAAGCGGAACAGCAAATCAAGGGTTTGATGGAGGAACTGGTGAAAATCAAGGAACTGTAAGAGGTGGTGGTGGCGGCGGTGCTGGCAGTGTTGGCGCATCAGGACCTACATCTGGAAACGGTGGCGCTGGTGTTACTTCATCTATAACTGGAACTGCTGTTGCTCGCGCTGGTGGCGGTGGTGGCAGTCGTGTTTCTAGCCCTGGTTCAGCAACGGCAGGTGGTGGTGCTGGTGGAACTGGCGGCGCTGGAGACCCAGGAACCGCAAATACTGGTGGTGGCGGAGGCGGAAGCAACGCTGGAAGTTATACATCAAATGGTGGTGGTTCAGGAATAGTAATAATTCGCTACCCAAATAATTTTCAAGCAGCAACTTCAACAACAGGCTCACCTACAATCACAAACACAGGCGGATACAGAATTTATACATGGACTGGAAGCGGGAGCATAACTATCTAATGAGTGTCTCTAGTGTAAAAACAGGTTTGATCCGTGATGAGTTGTTGGTAGGTAATTCTGCATACAATCCTGCTCCACCAACAATTGAATTATTAGTTGTGGCTGGTGGCGGCGCTGGTGGTGACGGTTACTCAAATCATGGCGGAGGCGGAGGTGGAGGTGGTGGGTACAGAACTTCTGCCAGTTTTGCTGTAACACCTGGGACCCCTTACACCGTGACAGTTGGCGCTGGAAGTGGTGGAGGAGATGGTGGTAACTCATCTTTTGGAAGTTTTACTTCCCAAGGCGGCGGTTTAGGAGCAAACGGTTCTACGCCTTTTGGAAATGCTGGAAGTAGTGGTGGATCGGGTGGTGGTGGAATTTCAGGTAACCCCGCTGGCGCAGGTGGAGCGGGTAATACTCCCTCAGTAAGCCCATCTCAGGGCAACAATGGTGGAGCAGGCTATAACGGATCAAATACCGCTGCGGCAGGTGGCGGTGGCGGCGCTACAAGTGCAGGTTCGACTGCATCACAATTTAATGGTGGTGCTGGTGGTGCTGGCACCAGTAATTCAATTTCGGGAACTGCCGTTGTTTATGGTTCAGGTGGCGGAGGCGGCTCACAAACAAACTCATATTCAGGTGGTAGCGGTGGAACAAACGCAGGTAACGGCGGAGGTTCAGGTGGTATTGCTGGAAATGGTGTTGCCAACACAGGCGGTGGCGCTGGTGGAGAATATGGAAACAGAAATTCTGTAAGCGCAACAAGCGGTTCAGGAATTGTTGTTTTGCGCTATTCAGACGCTTACAATGCGGCTTCAGCAACGACTGGATCACCAACAATCACAGTTGCAGGTGGATACCGTGTTTACAGATACACAGGTTCAGGTAGTATTACTTTCTAAGGAGAAAACAACATGGCACATTTTGCGCAGTTAGATAGCAACAACAAAGTTCTACAGGTCATTGTTGTGGCTAACGAGGAACTCCTTTTTGAAGGCGTAGAGAATGAAACACAAGGCGTTATTTTCTGCCGATCTTTATTTGGCGGGGATACCAACTGGAGGCAAACTTCTTACAACGGCAACTTCCGCAAGAACTATGCTGGCATTGGCTACACCTATGATGAGGATCTAGATGCTTTCTATGCGCCACAACCTTATGGCTCATGGGTATTAAATGATGATGCAAAGTGGGAAGCGCCAGTTGCATACCCAACAGACGGCAAAGTTTACGCATGGTTTGAACCTAATCAAGAGTGGGTTGAAGTTAAGCCAAAAGCAGGTGAGTAATGGCTAATCTAAGTATTAAGACAGGCACTATTAGTAGGTCAATGCTGGTTGGCAATCCTGCGTTTCAACCTGGCGCTTTTGAGTCTATTGCTACCGCCGTTGGCACAGGATCGTTTGGTTCTATTACTTTTAGTTCAATTCCTAACACTTACAAACATTTACAAATAAGAGGTCTTTTTGCCGATGGTGGCAACAACTTAAATGTAATTTTCAATGGTAGTGGCTCAAGTGATTACACAAGACATATTATGAGTGGCACTGGCAGCGCTTACACTTCCGCTGGTGCGGCAACTCAAACATCAATAGATCTTGGTGTTTTTGGTGCTTCAGGGGCAAATAATTCTTCTGTCACTATTATTGACATACAAGATTATGCTTCAAGTTCTGTAAATAAAACTTTAAGGGCTTTTTCTGGATACACTGGTGGAGCAAGTGATTTACGGGTAGTTTATTCCTCAGGTGCAAGATTACTTTCTGCGGCAATAAGTTCAATCAGTTTAGTAAATAATGCAACTTTTACAACTGGTACTGTTTTTTCATTATATGGAATTAAGGGGTAAAAAATGCCAGCCACTTACGAAAACATAACGACCACAACGCTAAGCAGTGCAGCAGCCTTTATTACTTTGAGTTCAATTCCGCAAACTTACACAGATTTAAAACTTACAATCACTGGATTTTCAAGCACAGGCGCATCTAATGTTGGCGGATACCTTCTTTTTAATAATGACACAGCAGCAAATTATGCTTTTACTGTTTTAAGAGCAAACGGAAGCGCTGTATCAACGCTAAATTTTGCATCTAACACTCAAATGAATTTAACTTTTGGAAGTAGTGGAACTAACACAATACCTTATTTTTCTACTACAGACATTTTTTCTTATACTAATTCGTTAAACAAACCATGTTTGATTGCAACTTCTGCCGATTTAAACAGTCCAGGAAATACAGAATCTTTTATGGGAAGATGGGCTAATAGCGCGGCACTCAACCGTATTGACATTTATACAAACGCTGCTGCAAATTTTGGAATAGGAACTATTGTTACTTTGTATGGGATAAAAAATGCCTAACACATACAGTTTGATCTCTGCTAACACATTAACTACAACAGCCGCTTCCATTACTTTTTCTGCCATACCTGCAACTTTTACAGATTTAGTGATAAGAGCAAGCGCAAGAACTAACAGAGCGGCAACACAAGACATTTGGAAAATAGTCATTAACGGTGATACAGCAGCAAATTACAGCCGAACAGCGTTAAGAGGATTAGGAAGCGGTAACAGCGGAACACCTGTAAGCGATAATCAAACTTCTGCTTCAAATCTTTATTTCGGTGGATTAGACGCGGCAAATAATACGGCTAACACTTTTGGTTCAACAGAGTTATACATACCAAATTATGCAAGCACTATTGTAAAACAATTTAGCGCTCATACTGTATATGAAGAAAACAATAGTTATGCAGAAATGGAAAAAGTAGCATTAAGGTATGGTGGAACTTCTGCAATTACATCAATTGTTTTATCATCTTTTTATTCTGCTAGTTTTATTGCTAATTCTTCATTTTTTCTCTACGGCATCTCTAAATCATAAGGAGCAATAACAATGACAAAAGACATACTAACTAAGGTAATCGTAGATTGCTCTACAGGAGAGCAGACTATTGAGCCACTTACGGCAGATGAAATCTCACAGTTAGAAGCATCACGCGCACAAGCAGAAGCAGACCGCGCCGCCGCACAAGCAGACGCAGAGGCTAAGGCAGAAGCCAAAGCATCAGCACTTGCTAAACTAGCCGCTCTTGGACTTACAGAAGAAGAAGCCGCCGCAATAGCAGGTTAATTATTGGGAAAGGAAGTCTGCCATGGCTACCACTTATCGGTATTTATTCGTAGACCTTCTTACCAATACGATCATTGCCGAACTACCTCTGACTGGTGTTGCCTTCACACAGCAACTTAACCAGGCGGGAACCTTTAGCGGGCATTTAATGTTGTCGGGTATTAACACCGACAAGTTCAATGTTGACGCTTCTACGATCCCAGCCAAGTGTGGTCTTTATGTAGACCGCGATGGCATTCTTGTTTGGGGCGGTGTTATTTGGGGCCGCCAATACAACAGCCAGGACCAGTCTTTAACCATTCAGGCACGCGAGTGGATCTCTTACTTTGAACGCCGCCGCATAACCCAAACCGTAGATTTCACCGCTATTGACCAGTTGGTTATAGCCAAAACCCTTATTGAGGATGCCCAGTCCGTTCCATACGGGGATATTGGCGTGGGTTATAACTCCGCAGGTCAAACTTCCTCAGGCATTTTGATTGACCGTGTTTACTATGACTATGAGTTAAAGAATGTGTTCCAGGCTGTTCAGGACCTGAGCCGCCAGTCTGATGGCTTTGATTTTGACATTGACATTTCTTACGATGCAATCACCGACCTTCCTCGCAAAGATTTCAACACCTACTATCCTCGCAGCGGCCTTATTTACACCGTGGGCGACCCTGCTTGCCCTGTGTTCGAGTTCCCTGCGGGCAATATTGTTGAGTACGAGTATCCCGAGGATGGATCAATAACAGCCAACACAATTTACGCAATTGGTGCTGGTTCCAACGAAGGCAAACTAATCTCGGCTGCTTCCCACCCAACAATCCTCACTGAAGGTTGGGCGGTCCTTGAGGATCAGGTTAACTACTCAGATGTAACCGATCAGACCGTTTTAGATAATTTGGCCATGGGTGCTGTGAACGCATTTGTTATTCCGCCAATCACCATGAAGGTTGTGGTGCCAGCGTTTGTGGACCCTGTTTACGGCACATACGAAGTCGGCGATGATGCCCGAATTATGATTACAGATGATCGTTTTCCAAACGGCCT